GCGCATAAGGCCGGAATAGCCGACGGCCGTGTCATGCCGATAGATTTTGACTGATTCTTCAATTGGCTGGCGGCAACAAACGGAAACCCGAAACTCCGATTTCTTGCGAATCTCGCCAGTCTCTTTGTTGATGGTTTCGCGCCAGTACGGGTAAGTGAGCGACTGGCAACCTGATAGCAAAATGTGCCGCCGAATCCGTAATGCTGCGGGGTCAAGGGCTGGGATTGCGCAGTTGTCAGCAACATGTCTGACGCCGACTGGTAAGGTCCGGACATAATCAACATCACGCACCACCCGCCTCG